ATATAGCGATCAGTCACAATATCCAAATTCATCAACCTGCCGAGCTGCCCCTGCCTGATAACGCCCTGATCGCCCAACCGTTCGGCCTGCTGGACCTCTGCGAGTTTTCGCGCCGCCGCCGTATCGGTGATCGAAATGGCGAGAAATCTATTAGCCATTGGGCAACGCTGGCGCGTAAGAAGCGCGTCAAAATCTGACAGGCAATCAATGTCACTCGCAAACGCGCCAGTGCCAGCCGTACCACACTGGCCGGAAATCATGTAATAAAAATCGTACAGATACGATGCCATCTGATTCGCAATCGAACGAACCGCCTCGACCATCTGATTCGGCACGACGTTCTGTGTGTGATACAGGACAGCCTCTTCTTGCGTGACGCCGAACTCCTGTTTCTTCCACTGGTCAACCGTGACCGTTGACGCGGAAAGATTCATGTTGCTCGGAGTCGGGGGAGTCATGGACGGAACCATGTCACCAGGAGTATCAAAAGCGACAGGCCGGTTAATGACAACCTGTTGGCCTTTTTGGGCGGCAAGACCGGCATTCATATTCCAGGCGTCTTCACGCGACACCATCGACAGCACGGGGAGTTCTTCGCGCAAAACTTTTTGCGCGCCAAGGTAAATTTTTGGCAGTAGATTAGATGCAAAAGTGTTAGCCATGATAAATCTCCAAAATCAACTTGATCTATCCAGGTAGCAGAAAGTGTGCATAGATCAAACCCGGACAAAATTGGGACGGCGTCCGGGTAAACGCCAATTCGGGAGCTACCCTATCCCGTTAAAAGTCGATGCACTTGGCGCGGTTTTCCGCAATCGCTTTTATCACATGCGGCTCATTGATTTGCGCTCTTGTGTATTCGACCATACTGGCGGGAGGTGAAGCTTTCCCGCGTGGCACCCCAACGGTTGAAGGATTTATTTGCGCAGGGAGATAAGTCCTGCCTGATTCTGTCTGGAGCCATGCACCGACATAATCAGGCAATGAGGTCAATGTCTCCGGAGCTTCACGGATGCCGATTGCAAATGTTCCGTAATCGCCTACCGTACTCTCAAGACGTTCCCCCATCTCGATATCAAATATACGCGAAACTCCCTGCACGTTTGCCTCTGGGATTCCGGCCTTAAGCATTGCCGATTGAATTTGCGAAAACTTAGCGTGACTCAATTGCTGTTGTTCTCGCTTTTCCAAATCTTTCACGCGCTGGCTCAATACCGGATCGGTAGTCAATTCTGGATTGCTATTTGTCGGAGGCGGGCCTTCCGAACCATTCACCGCCGCGAGATTATCAACCGTTGTCTGCAAAGATTTCAGGGCATTACCCTGTTGACCTAAAATACCGGACTGTCTCTGCACGCGATCTTTCAACTCTGTATTTTCAGCAATCAAAGAATTTAACTGATCAACCGTTGCGTTAGCTGGCGTAATATCTCCCGCGCCTGCATTCAGGGAAATCGCTGGATCACCCGGAGCGATTGTTGCCGGGGGCACGCTGGATTGCGTGGGGTCTGATTCGGGCATTTCTCTTCCTTTCGCGTAAAAACAATCAAAAACGTCGGCACGCGCTCGACGTTATATTTTATTTCGGGCTAGACTTCGGGCCGTAAATATGCCAATAAGCCCCACGCCCGAACTTCAAAGCCTCTTCAACTTTTACCGCAAGCGCGTCAAACTCTTCACGCGTTATCGGCTTCTCTGCCTTGTCCTTCGGTTTGCTCTTTGTCTCCATCTTCAATTCCTTTCGTATTTATAATCGTTTGAGCTTCGTCGAGTGTCGCGTCAAACTCATCCATGCCGCGCAACTCGATATTCAAATCGGACTCTCCGCGATATTCTTTAACCGCCTGTATCCATCTGTTAAGCGCGTCACGGATAGGCCACGAAAATGACGCAAGCAGGGTATGAAGCGGGTCTTTATGTTTATCAATTGCGGTCCCGCTCATTCTCCCCGCCTGGTCAATATTCGCGGAATTTATAGCCAATGCCTGCAAAACTTCATACAAAGCATTTACATCAATCTCAACCTCTTTGAATAGCGGATCGTAAATAGCCGACGGAGGTGCAATGAATGCCGCGCTTTCGCCCTCATCGGCTTTCAGCTTCAATGCCGCTTGCGCCGTTGCGAAAATGCTTTTCGGGTCAGTTGACACCAATGACAAAACAAGCAATGAGTATGCACCTTGATCTAGCGCATAGGTCAAAGACGATTCGCGATTAAATAACTTTTTTACAACATCTGAAATACGTTCCATAACCCAATGCCCCGCAGTCGCCCTAACATCAAAGACCGGCAGGCACCCGAACTCATGTTTTGTGTCATTAACCAAATTCGCGACATCGGTATCCTTGAATTCCTCTTCGGGCTTTTTCTTCGCAACATAGACGGCGATTGAATTTTCATCAAAGAATGTCCAGTAGTGCGTTTCTAAATCGGGTTGTGACCATATTGCGAATTCGTCTCTGGTCGCCTCAACCGTATGCCGTCTCAGCATTGACAGTTTCCCAGCGTCAGACAAAAACCAATCGTCAGCAGACGCGGCACTAATCAATCTGATCGTAGCGGCCTTGCCATCGACAACACCTCTACTCGATTCAGTCTCGCGAAATTCAGCTTGAAAATATGCACGTTTATGCAGCATCGTATCGCGTAACGACTCACGGGCAACCGCAACCAACGGACTGCCCAAACCATCCGCGTCACAATTCAAACTCTCCCAGTACGCTTTCTGCTCATCGGTGCCGTCAGTGATTACGATTTCAGGCTTGACCCTGAAAACCGCCGCCGTTAACCAGTCGACCATACCGCCAGCACGGTTGACATAATACGCCGATTTCTTTCTCTGCTCATAATGAGCTTGACCGCCGATGCCGGAAGCATCTCCACTGAGCTCTTCGATTTTCCGCTTGACCAGGAATCTATCAATCCGATCCCGGAATACATCGCCGCCAAAATACAAAGCCGCATGGTCAAGAATCTTATCCCCGTCATATTCGGGATTGTCCTTTTGCAATTCTTTAACCATGAGTGTTGCCGGAAATGCTATATCCATTTGGGCCCCTACAGTACCGAATCAATCGAGACGCCGCCGCCCGAATTATCGCCCCAACGCCTAAGCATCCCCTGCCAGCCTTGGGCGACCGCCGCAACTAAATCATCATCATGGCCGTCAGGTCCGTGGTACTCATACCGATTTGACGACGGCCTGTATGTATACTCGTAAAGCGATAATTGGTTGTGAACCTGGTCTAGCTCTTTAGGCACGCCGAGCTTGCCTTGCTCAAGAGCTACGGACAGATCGTTTATGACGCGCTCTTTATTCCCCATTGTCCAATAAAATTCACGCAAACGATCTTTAAGCAAACGACGATAAATTTTCAACACTTCGTCCTGTGGTCGCTTGCCACCAGTCGCGCCGCCGGTCGAGTCAATGACCACCGTAGCGTTCCCGAAATCGCGGGAAAGCCGGTCAAGATGTTTTGCACCGATGTCATGCTTTTCACGTAGCGGCCTTATGTTCTCATGGACAATTGTTTTCGCCTGAATATCAAAAACAACTATTGCAGACGGGTCAACAATTTTGCCAAGGTCCGCAGATATCAGATATGACCTACCCTGCATTCCACGGCTAATAACCATCCCGCGCCTAGCCGATTGCAAATCATCATCACGGAATACAGCACGGTCATTAGAGCCAGGTAGGCAATCGTATTCCTGATCGTAAATTGCTCTAGGCATTTGCGACTTAACCGCTTCGATCTCTGCACGGCCATCAACGCAACGGAATGACAACCCGCTTGACGTGGCAAAAACCCATGTCCTAAAATCAGAGATAGACTGATCAAGGCCGCGCTCATAAAATGCCCTGTAAACCCAATTACGTCCACGGAACTGACCGGACAATCTGAGCTTGCCCCGCCGGTCCGAAAGCAACGGCCGAATGACAGACCAGAAATCTCTTTCATCAATATCCTGTATTTCGTCTACCCAACATTCTTGAATACCGTCGCCGCGTAATGATTGCGGCCTCTGGAAATTTCGGTAATGGATTTCAGCACCATTGTGGAAATAGATAGACGGGTACGGACTGGCAACCGACCGGCGTATCAATGGCTGTATTTCAGGATGGTTGTTTAGTCCGTCATATTCCTTTCTGGCCTGCCAGGAAAAGGGAGAGATAAACCAGTAGCGGAAATTCGGAATCTGCATTTTCATCAGGATTCGATTTCGACTAGTAAACGTTTTCCCCCACCGGCGTCCCGCAAATAGAGAGGCATTCCGTGATTCGCACGAGACGAAATCAATCTGGTCATTAGTCGCAAACAGCCGCAAACCTAATACCCCCAAGATAATTATCAAGATAATCAAGCACGGAAGGATTAGAAATTTGCGAATCATAACCTTACCCCAATAGCTGGCCAGTGTAAATTTACACAACGGAGCCGTGCGCGTCAACACAATTTTCGAAAAATACCAGCGCAAAATCACACAGCTTCAAAGCTAATAGTCAATGTGTCTCTGGTTTTTTGAAATCCCCTTCATATAACTATATAAGCACAAGGGACTTATAATCGCCACTCCGTTTTTTTCCATTTCGGCGAAATAAG